AAATCCATCTGGAAGAACAGAGTCGACTTCGATGTACAATGCTAAGTCACCCTTTGAAAATTCATTTTTCTTTACTACGACGGTGTAGTCAAGAACGTGTGCCAATTCGATTTTGTCAGCTCCCTCAATAGGAGTAACGTCATTGATTTTTACGATATATGCTAACGGTTTTCCGTACATGTGTTTTCCTTTATGTTAATACTATTGGATTGATCGCCTTTGCAGTAAGAGTTCCATATTCACTCTTAAACGTTTCTACTTCAGTTCCATTGGCTAAATCGTCGATAAGAATTATTTCTGTGTCTTTGTAGACATTTGTAACTCTACACATTTCAAAGAAACAACTGATCTTCGAAATTCCAAATTCAGCCATCATACCTGGCTGAAGAGCACGTTCGCGATCTTCTTCGTGCAACCATCCCGCCTTGATTGCACAATTGATTGAATCGTTCTTAGTAGCAACGACATAAGAAAAAATTGGCTTATGCAAGTTGAGCTTCTTAGCCATATTTTCGACTAAAGACATGTCAATTTCACTCGAAGTCTTCCAACCCCACGTGAAAAGAGCCCAAGCATCGACTGATTCGTTCTTGATAAAACGCTTAATCTTTTCACAATTTTCTTCAAGAAAGTTGCAATCAGTCAAGTTGTCGATAATTGTATTTTCAATGTCGATGTATAAGATTTTCATGTAGTAATTATAATAAAACGAAGTAGCTATTGTAAACTACTTCGTTAAAATTTATGCAGGCATTGTATCTACAATCTCGAACGTATTAGTTCGTTTGATAATTGTCAGAATATGATCGTCTGGATAATACTTTAGCGCTTTATCCAGCAATGTTTCTGCAGCTTCATACTTGCTAAACCAGAATTGTGGCATACCAGCACAACAAGCACCGTGTTCACACACAAGTTCGTGCTTGGTTCTATTATAGACTGCAAATTCAATCTTAACTGATTTGCCAAATTCTACATCAATGCTCCTAGCCATCACTTACTCCTGAAAATAGAAGCAAGAATGACGAGCGCAATGACAACTGCGTAAATGATGAACACCCAGATTTCGATAGTGCAGCATGACCATGTAAACGGACCAGCAAAAGCCGGCCATTCAGCAAAAGCGCCAACACCACAGAAATGCAAGATGAGTGCAATCAAAGTCCAAATTTCTGTAAGACCCATTTTATTAACCTCTGTTACATTTTTCAATTTCAACGCCAGTAGCGTGGCGCAACGCATTCAACACAAAGACGTTCGGGTAAAGACAAGGATTGTCTGCACGTGTTTCAATTTCACGTGTTTGACCCAAAAAATCTTTGATGTAACGCACAACAGCTTGACTTCTAGATTTACCTGCATTGCAGTGAATGTAAAAGTCACATTTGTGGTGCTTGATGATGAATTTCACCATTGCACTAGCCTGTTCAGGCGTAATGCAAGTTGCAATAAAATCTCCGCAATCACGTGTTGCAGTATCAATGTCATCAAAGTCTACATTGAACACGTTTTCAGCATCACGAAAGTAATGCTCATCTTCTGTTCCTTCGTAGCCTTCAGACTTCCAGTGCTCTTTCACTGGTTCAGTGCAACAGATAGAAATGATAGCAACGTTCTTTGGAAGTGTTATGTCATTCCAGCCAAGGCGCTTCATTTCATTTACGAATGCGAATTTGCTATAACAATAAACTTTCATTATGGTTTGAGTTGTTTATAGATTGAGTTGCGAACTTTTTCGTTAAGTTGTCCAGCAGTAAAATACTTCATTATTGCATCAGTTAAGCACAATAAGTCCATGTTTTTCAGTGTTTCCGTAACTTTCTGATAAATTACTTTTCGTTCAATGCCGTGTTCTTCTGACATTGCACGAGCACCCTTGCCAAGTAATTCAACAACTGAACAGTAGTACAAGAAGTTGTCATACAAATCGTGTGCATACTTCTTCATATCTTCCATTTCTTCTGGAATATTCACGATGAAACCTTCGTTAAATGCGTAAATCAGATTATCTTTTACAGATGTTTCTGGATTTGCATCAACAGAATTCCATAAGAAATTTTCGTACACGACATCTTTAGTCAAGAAGTGGAAGATCTTCTGTAGTGCTAAGAATTCATCACCCTTAACCTTCAGCTTAAAGCCATTTTCAAACGTAATTACTACGCCTTCTTTAGTCTTTGGCAAATTCTTTGCATACTTTACTACTTCATCGAAATCTGTAAATTCAAGTACTTCTGCATGTCGAATGTTAAGTTCTTTTGCAACACGAAGAATTTCTGACAAAGGTTCTTCGATACCAGACTGAGTATCTACGATACCAAGCAAAACCATTCCTTCGAAGTCATATTCGATTGGATGCTTATCTTCATTGTAGATGATTTCGAACAAATACGTCTTAGACTTGTCAAGTACATTTGGGTTGATTAACATGTCGAACCAGTCATTTGCCCACTTTGCTTGATCTGATTCGAAAGAGCCAGCAGTCTTTACATACCAGTCTACACCAGTCCAAAAAACAATACCCAGCGATCCATCGAGCTTATCCATGACGCGGAACTTTTGATGCTTATAATCACCTGACAAATTATCGAAACCGAGGTGCTGTTTTACATAGCCAGCAATTGGCTTAAGTTCACCAGTTTCTGTATCAATCATTTCGCCAAGATTGAAGAACTTATCAAATGGACGAGCAAGAACTTCACCAGTAGCATAATCGAACACAATACCACGTGCATGCAAACTTACATTATCCCAGTCTTCACTGTACACAGTATTAGTAGTGTACTTAAAACCAAGCAGCTTTTTATTAAAGCTGTTGAGTTCGTGCATAGCAATTCTGCCTTGATCTGCTGCAGCAATAAATTCATTCATTGATGGAAGCATTATTCATTCTCCAATCTGTCTCTAATATCTTTTACTTCATTGTATCTGTCGCAATTTATGCGAGTAGAAATTTTTTTACAACGACGTTGACGGTCGTGTTTTGGGTTAATACCATCACCAGTTGGTTTGCCAAATAGTTTATTCCAAAGTCTAGTCCAAACTTCTCGATTATCGTCAGAAAGTCCATACTTTCTATCAATATCTGTAAATTCACCAATAGCTTCTGTCCACAACGATGGAAATACTACGTGAATACCTTTGTATTCTTGAATTTGCTTATCAATTTTTTTCCAAAGCTTATCACGTTCTTTAAACCATGCTCTATACTTGGAGTCACGTTTGTCGTACTTGTTTTGTCTCATATTAAAAATATAATAAAAGACACGTATCGTGTAAATACGTGTCTAAAAAAATGTTGAAAAATTTAGTAGAAGAGAATAACGCCAAGCATAATGATTATGCCGATACCTAACACGACTAAAGTTACATCGTAGTTGATACCGACTTTTTCTGTCTTGACTGGTTTAAGATAAGTTATTTTATCGTTTTTCACAATTTATTTATTCGCATCTCAGAGATTCCAAGAATTGTCTGCGTTCTTCTTCTTTATCTAATTCTACTACTTTATCAACTTCAAGCCAACCATCATCAGTTTCTTTGAAAGTTGTCAAAGTTGTAGGATTGCCGAAACGTTTAAAACCAAACTGATTACATACTGATTCCATATTTTTAAGTTCAGTTTCGTAATTTTCTTCAGCTACACCTTCTGGCTTTAATTCGTGCTCAATTGCGCAATTTCTACACATATTTGTTATCCAGCCATAAGATTGATAACTCATACGCTTTCCATCTGGAGTACGAGGTTCAGCACCACAATACTGACAAGTACAACTAGAAAGCCATTCAGCGATCATTTCTAGATTTTTGTTAGAACTAAACGTAGTGTAAATTCTCATTTCACCAAACTTTTCTTTAACGTCAGTGAAGAAGAATTTAGACTTAGTTTCGTCATCCCAAGAATCGTATTCTTTGAACAGTCTCGGTAGATAGCGATTCTTCCACAAATCTTCCCAGCCAGAACCATCCCAGATTTTGTACCAATTGCTTTCGATGTTTTCTGCGTCAGTCTTATTAACATCATCTGGTTCTGCTTTCCAAAAATAACGATGTTTCAAAAACGGATACTTCTTAAGAAGTTCCAGCATATTTTCATCTGAAATCGGGAATTTACACGTCATTTATAGCCTTATCTGATTGAATTTTGATTCTAACAAACTCTTTATCGCCAATCTTGTAGTTCGAATTCGTCTGAAACTTGTTCGAATAACGAAGTTCTTCATTCCAGGGCATTTGATAGCACACACCATTGATGTAAATGTGTGTAATATCGGTAGAAGTCTTTATTCGATCTACGCAGTTGTGTCTGTCTGTAATAACTGATTCTGTACCGAGTGACAACATTTGATTCTGTGAAGAATGATAGAAATTAGAAGCATCTGACAAAGTCAATGTCATTTCAAGAGTATCAACTACTTGTGACTCAGACATCTGTTTCGTGTGCTTATCGAACACAAGACGCTTTCCGCGTGTTGTCATGTAAAATGACACGATAGCGCCTATGCTCACATCAATACTTTCACAATTTTCGAATACAAATTCGATTTTGTAGTTTTGTATTTCGAAAGAATTCATTTCTTAGCCTACTTCAATTTAATTTTGTCACAATCGTGAGCAGTTTTTCTGAGCAAAACTTTTTCTCTTGCAACTAAATATGTTACTGCAGATATTCCACATGCTGTAACTAAAATTTTAAAAATTCTTTTCATAATGTATATGTATAATAAAAAACTCATGTATTGTTCATACATGAGTAAAAATTAGTTTATTTATTCTTATCTGACGATATAAAATATAAATAAAAATTTTGAACTGAGAAAGTTGCAGTTTTATAAACCTTTGCGTTTACGATATGCAGCTAAGTATTCAGAACTGCTTCTATATTCACAGAATTTATCTATGATGTCAAAGAAATGTTTATCAATGAACTCAGATCTTTCTGGAAAACGTTTTTCAAGAATTGTTAGCAAAATTTCTTCTTCAGTTTGACTATTGTTATACCAAAAGTCGTATAAAACTTCTGCCCAAAAATCTATTTTATCTTCATCAGTCGTATTTTCTCGATCGTACTGATCCCATACATTACTGTCTAGATTGATTGTTTCACTTAATAACATTTAAAACCTCTTATCTGAAATTCTTAATTAAACCGATATGTTTGTCAAGTTCTGAAATCATTTCATCGAACAAAGCGTTAATTCCGCGATTGTCCTTAAAGAAGTTTCCAAGCTTGTCTGCTTCTTCACGATATTCAGAAAGTTTTCTTACTGCATATTCAGTGTTGTAAATCATGTCAGTAATGTTTACTTGTCTGTTAGTAATCTTGAAACGAACATCCTGAGCAAGAACTCTTTCAACAAGATCATCGGCAAACTTTCTTAGAAGTTCATAAACTTCTTCAAACTGTGTATGCAAAAATCCCTTTTCGCAAGTCCAGTGGAAGATGTTCACCTTCGTAGAGAAAGAAAGTGTGTCAATAGCAAAGTCACAAAGACGTGTATAGTCATTCTGCTTTGTACTGTTCAGATATGACATGAAATCTGTTGGAACCTGTTCTGCAGGTGGTGTAATTGTTGCGATAATTGCTGTAGCGTCCATGTTAGTCCTCAATAATTAGTGTCTTTAGCTTATCTATGACTTCTTTAGCGTTGTTGTTGAACTTAATGGCCTGTCCACCAGCCTGAATGAACTTTTCGATGTTTTTGCCATAATCGTCAATTAGCAACGAAGTTTCTTCAGCAAAGTGAATCTTGTCAGTATTTCTGTCTACAAAGTAAATGCACATTGGGTTGATAGTAATGTGGTTTTCGATCCACTGTTGCTTACCAACTTTTCCTTCTCTGAAACCGATCGAAGACAGAATGCAAAGTGTAATTTTCTGTTCAATACAGAACTTGAATAGCCATGCGTAAAGACGCTGACCTTCACGAATCCACTGTAGATTAGCCCAAAACTCACTACCTAAACTCTTGAGCAAATCCCAGTTGATAGTGTTTTTAGTTGGATTGTAAATATTTTTATCCACGACAGCAGATTTGAAGTCGCAAAGAACGCCATCCATGTCTAGGTAAATTGTTTTAATCATAGTCTATAGCCTTTATTTGTTATTTATACTTATTTTGTATACTCGCTTGTCTTGTAGATACCAGAATTAAACAAATACTTCATATATTTGTCATCTGGAGTGCCCAAATAGATGTTTCCTTGTTCGTGTAGAAAGAGTGGAACAGCAGGATTTTTAACACGTACTGGGTTGAAAATATTCTTTAGATTGTAAATTCGAATACCAAACAATACGCCCGGCACTAATCTGTTCAGTGATTCTTCCGAGATGATGTGTTGATTATCATCATCTAGAATATTATACTGTCTTTGCATCATTTCGATCAATCTTACTCTTGAAGCAACATCGATATGATGCAAGTTAATACCCGTAATTAGATTGTCGTGTTTTGCTACTGGGCCTATGCAGTACAAAAAAGGAGTTTTGTCGTACAACTCCTTTGGATGTCTCGGATAATACTCGAATGAGTAGAAAAATCCATTAGAAATGAACCTTGTTTTGTCAAAGTACTTTTCTTGCATAAGCGCGTTTTAGTTTTTCTCTTTCTGCTCGTTTCATTTCCAAATACTGCTTGACTGTTAAATGTCTAAAACAATATTTCAAACATTTTCCAGTTTTTATCAAGCAAAGATGACAAATGTGATGTTCTTTTGGTGTCAAACGAACTTTATTCGACTTCTTGTTTGATCCGCCCTTCTGAGCGCGGAATAATGTGGTGATTTTCGTATTCGTCATCACCAGGATATTCACGTTTAATAGCAGTATTGACTATTTTCCAGTATAATGCGTAATAATTCACTGTTCTTCCGTCAGATTGTTTAGCGTGTCCCAGACTGTTTCAAAATCTTGCATGCTTGCACATGCCATGTTTGACACCACTTCTTCATCAGCAATTCTAATTGATGCGGTTTGTGACAGTCTATCTATGTTAATTATAATAACATCTGACGAATTGTATTCAATATATGAGATTTCTGCAAATAAATTGTTTGTGTTTTGAACGTAATTAGTTTCAACAGGATCAGCGTTTAACGTGACAACAATGTTATTATCGTCTGTTTCTTCAACGCTATACACAGAATCGTCAACGCCTTGTTCTTCCAAGAACTCAGCAATGTTTACTCCAGTCAAAGAATAATCGTCTTCATAAGCTTCTTGAACAAAGTTTGGATAGCGTCTTTTAAGTTTAAGACGTTTCTTCTTACGTTTTGGCCAGAGAATCCCACCAAATCCTGTTGCTTTACTAACAGTTCCATGCCTAGATGTACAGCCCATATAGCAAGGAACAACTGCTTTTCCGTCTCCACCGCATGGAATACCTTGGTCAGCACCAACAGGAGCACCGACTCCCATTCCGAAATCTTCATTTACACGTGCTTTATTTTCGTCTAACGAGCTCTTTAGCATTATAAACTCCTATCCTTCCACGAAGATGTCATAAAATCGTGATATGACTTTTCATTTGGTGTACCATTTTTGTCTTCGTAATAAATTGTTGTAGCAGTAATCTTTGTAATTTTGACTTTTACTGGACAGCAAGCAGATTTACCAGCTGTATAGTAATGTCCTCCAACTACAGGAACAAAACCATACTTTTCGAGAGACTTTGGTCTGCAATTTGGACAGGGCGGTTTTGGGCCCGGAGGAAACGGTGGCGGAAATGGTGGACGAGGTGGTGGCAAACGATGATCGTAACCATCGTACCAGTCTGGTCCAGGAGGTGGGAATGGTGGTGGAGGCGGTACAGGTGGACGATGCTTGGCAGCTTTCATGCCAGCAATGAATGCCTCATATTCTCTTTCAAAGTCTTTGTCTGAAATTTCTGCCATTACTTTACCTTGTCTAAAATTATTAGCATTTCACGTAAAATGTGTTGTTTGTTTGCACGTTTGTCAGCTCGCATATACGCACACATAAGTGGTTCAATGCTTTCTTTAACAAACTTAGACAGAGATGACAGTTTAATAACAGTAGTTTTATCCAACGTACCAACTAAATTGCATGCTTCAGTTAAATTGCCCGATCTATACGCCTGCGTGTGTTTATAAAGTTCTGCTAATCTCTGCAAACACATGTAAGACAATACTCTTTCTATACGCTTTGATTCTGTAGCACTCGTAATAATTGGCTTTTGTGTTGAAATCTTTGTGCGCAGTTTAGCTGCTTCGGACAAAAATGAATTGCCACACGCTACTGCCATAGCCGCATTAGCGTTGTACATAATACGACGAAGCATCAAGATAGGATTCTTATCTTGCATTGCTTCGATCAATTTTGTTCCGTATAATTCTATCTCTGTCATGTATATTATTTATGACTATTTAGTCAACATGATAGATTCGATACCTGGATGCTCTTTGCCTTGTCTGACGTCTCTAGGTACTTGTTTTATCCACTCTATTGGCCAGTCAGACATATCAAGAGGCTTTTCGTATTGAGCCCAAGTATCTTTTGGCATAAATTGTGACCAATAAGGGTCATTTAGTAAAGCGTTTTTATCGAGCATTATTTGTACCTAAATTTGATACGACCTTTTGTGAGATCGTAAATTTTGACACCTACTAGCACCTTGTCATCGGGCAACACTCTAATATTGTGTATTTTCATACTGCCGCAAATAGTGCAAAGAACTAACGCACCGTTCTGGAGTCTAACTCTGAACATTGCGTTAGCTAATGCTTCTTCTACGATGCCTTCGACATCAACTTCTTGCTCATTCTTTGCTGGTGCAGACTGTTTAGATTTGCGATTCTTTTTAGACATAACTACGTAAATCTTGTTCTGATTCTAGCGTAAAATCATTTTCATGAGCTGCTAAGTCGATGTTAGCGTTTTGACGAGCAGTATCAACATTCTGTGCAATCATCATGTCAGTTTGTTTCTGTTCGTACAAACGCTGTTTCATTTGTTCTTCAGCGCGTTTTTCTGCATCTTTATCACATTCACCGAGAATAGTGTCAAGATTATTCATGAACGCGTCGTTCACTGCTTCTTCTTGTGTCATTGGCTGTTGTGGCTGCATTTGTGGTGCAGGACGATACCCACCGTAATAGCCTTCATTCACAGAAGGAGCGACAGGAGGATTGTATAAAGGCATTTGCTGCTGTGGCATCGGCTGAGGAACGGGTTGTGCAACACCGTTAATCATCATACGAAGACTTTCGGCAATAGCCTTATCAATTACCTTCAAACCGTATAGACCATACTGAGCACAGCAAACATCGATCTTTTCACAAAGTTGACGCTTAACTTGTTCAATATTGCTCATAGCAGAATTGTACATCTGCTGAGCAACCTGCGGCTGGCGCTGTGGCGTTACGGGTAAATCACGAGGTGCACGTGGTTGTTGACCACCATGCAGATATTCATAGAAATCAGTTGACATACTTAACCTTTTTCTGTTATTTATGGAAGCGTAAACACCTGAATCTTATCTACGATACCAAGCTTTTTAGCTTCCTTAGCAGAGAAGTACGAATCCTTGCTCATCATAGCTTTTACTTCAGCCAGTGTCATGCCAGACGCACTGACGAGCAATGATGTGAACATTTCGTTTGCAATTTCAAGTTCACGCTTATAAATTTCAAGATCTTCTGCCTTAAGGTCAGCATCGATGCCGATATAGCGACCCTGGTGGAACATGATTCTTGCAGATGGATAAGAATAACGACAACCCTTAGTACCTGCGCTATAGATAATAGCTGCTGCAGATGCGGCCATAGCAACATTGATAGTGTAAACCTTGCTACCTGCTGCTTCAAGAGCTTTCATTGTATCTACGATTGCAGATGCAACGTGCATCGAACCACCAGGAGAATTGATGTAGATATAAACAGGCAACTTGGTACCGTCAATCCACAAATTCAATTGTCTAACTGCATAGGAACACATTTCTGCATCAATGTCAGTATCAATCCAAATAGCACGCTGACTTAAGAAGTAGTTATCAACGAAAGAAGCCATTGAATCTGCTGAATACATATTCGCAGTTTGCTTCTCGTCCTTCTTCTTTTCTTCAGTTGTCTTAGCAGGTTCTACCTTCTTCGGTTCTTCTGCTGGTACTGCTTTCTTCTTATTGTCTGTTGTTACGAGTAAAGATTTCAAAATAAGTTTCTCCCATTTTGTTTAACATAAAATATATATTGCGTTTTTTCTGAGGCCCGTTCAATTTATGCTCGATTGAAGTGTCCACGATAGGCTTTACTTTCTGTGAATAAATGAACGGAAGTCCGGTATTGTAACGCGACAAAAGTTCCCGCAAACAATTGTTTGGGGTACTTTACTGTTGTTTCGTTATTGTATGTGACACGAACAAACGTATCAGTGACTGCGGTACAAGTGCAACTTAAACCAGAAGTGGTTGTATACTTACTGCCGAACGATAAAATCTTGAATAGTGTGTTGATTAGCCATTAAACTTGTCCTTTCCGAGAAATTTGTTAACTTTCACCACAACTTTATGTCGCCAGTCATTGAGCTTTGCAATATCATTATCATTTAACTGAGACATCACGTCAGGACACATAGCTTTTGCATATTCGACAAAATTATTGTCGAAATCTTCAATGAGTTTGCACAGTGTGTATTCAGCAAACTCTTTAGGAGTTATCTCCTTGTTCTGTACTTGTAATTTCATATCTTGCTACCAAATTCGATAATTCTGTTAAAAATTGTGTGTTTTGTTTAAAGTCATTTGGCAGTAGAGCACAGGCTTTGTCTTGCCATTCTATCAAATCTTTTGCTGCAACACTAACTGTCTTTTGCATATTGTTAGTGATTTGTGCAAGTTCTTTGACCTTATCTAACCCGTCTTTACTGTTAATAATAGCTAACAGATCTTTATCTCTTCTGAATAGCGGCTGCATTTTAAATGGTTTGTGCTTCTTCATGTTAATAATATAATAAAAGATCCGTTATTTAAAATATATTAAAAATAACGGATCTTGTATACTAGAATGTTACGAAAATATTACTCTTCGGTCTTCTTTCTTCTGCGTCTCTTCTTAGGCTTTTCGTCTGTAGTTTCTGCGGGAGTTTCAGCAGGAACTTTTGCTCTGTAAGGAGCATAGCGTTCATCAACTAACTTAAGCGCATAGTCTCTAGAAGATTCTTGACCAAGTGCATATACATCTTCAGGAATTGCGACATTTTCTGTATGGCCAATTTCATGGTCTGCTAAGCTGAATGTTGGCTGCCAGAAACCGAATACTTCTTTAGTCTTTTCATCAACCCACACTTGAACAACGCGATTAGCATCAATATCTGATATGTTGTTTTTGAACCAAGTTTCTGCTTTATCAGCATTTTCTTCAGCTTTCTTAGCCTCTTCTGCACGCTTTCTATCAGCTTTATCTACTTCATCAATTCTCTGAAGTAGTTCATCTGCAGCAATCATTGTGTTAGCAGATGCAACGTCGAATTCATCACCAAGAATTAGGCTAGTAGCAATCTTTTCAACTTGATCTTCAAGTTCAATCTTTGCCTTAATAAAGTCACAAACAACATTTCTTCCAAATAGCGCTTGTTCAAGAATTGCTCTCATAGCATGCTTAACTTCTGGTATTTTTTCAGCAGCAATGACTTTACGCGCATTGTTGATAAGATTTTCTGTCTTTTCATTGCCAAGTTTTACACTAAATTCTGCATAAAGATCTCTGTGACACATGTAGTCATTCATGTACCAGACAGCCTTTTCAAGGTCTTCTTTTGGCTTGCCCTTGTATCTGAAACGCATCAAATACTTCCATGCGTTACCAAGTGCGAATTCAAATTCACGTGTAATGTTAATAGTTTCAACGCCAGATGGATGGCTAACGTAATGTGAAGGGTGATTTACGTTATCAAATTGTTCAACTTTTGCATTTTCGACGCTATCAACTGGCTTTCCAATTCGAGCATCTAGCTCTTTAATATCATCATTCATTCTTCATATCCTCGTAATGTTCTGCAAGTGCAGTCTTGAGTTTTTCTTCTTGCATCATTTTCTGCACTCTCATTTTTTCTTTTGCAGCTGCAATAGCTTCTTCATATCTTTTGCGATTAGCTGCACGTGCTTCGATTACTCGTGCTGGTACGAACCAAAGCAAAAACAGACCGAATGCACTACCACCATATTTCAAGAAGTAGAGCATGGCCGTTCTTAAAAATGAAGCGGCTGTATCTCCGTACAAACCGCAAATACCAAGAACCCATGCGTACAATAAAGTACACACGGATGCTATGATAATGTATTTTTTACTAAATTGTTTCATCGTCTTCGAGAGGTCCGATGCATTCAGATGCAGGAACTACGCTCCACTTTACCTTCTTACCAGCTTTGGTAATTGGGAGCTTTGCAAGAACACCCTGATTGATAAGAACTCTATCACCAACAGCGAAACCGTGGTCGATTGTCTTATCTACATACGGATTGTAACGTCCTGGACCAACTCCGATGACTTTGCATTCCATGTAACCGAGATTACCGTACGCCTGGAATAATAATTCCGCCGACAGTCTTTTCAGATACAGGTTCTACGAGAATTTTGTCTTCATTTAGTTTCATTTCACTTACCTCTATAATAATAGAAAATATAATAAAAATTTGTTAGTTGAAAATGTTGAACATTCTTCTCTTCCAAGATTTATCATTAGCATGTGCAAATGCGTATGCACGTTGGAAAAGACGCATGTTCAAAGGAATGTTGTATTTCTTCATGTGTTCCTGATATTCAGGAGACATTAAGAAATCATACACTTCTTTTTTCAATTCTAAGTTTGTTCCGATATTTATTTCTTCACCAGTAGCTCTGTTATGACCAGAAATTTTGATGTTTGGCAACTGATCTTTGATGATTTGTGCCATATCTTCTCTGCGAAGTGTAACATCAATATTATCACAACGAGTTAGAACAGCAGCATCAACTTTTCTAATTGGCAAGTTGGTGATGAAAATGATAGAACCTTCAAATGTAAATGAGCTTGGCATTCTGTGTTTTTTATCATTGTTTACCAAACCCTTAACAACTGACATTGGCATATTTGGTGGAATCTGAATAGTATCAGCCTTGTTCCAGCCAATGACACGCTTTCCATTAGTTTCAAGCGCAGCTTTAAAGATGTTTGCAGTTGTTTTGTTCAAAAGAGCATCATCACAGTCATCGAATACAATAATCTTGTTGTAGTTCTGTAATAATGCTAAATAAATTTGTGCAGGAGTCATGTGAGTCTTGTATTTGATCCAGTCAGCGCCAGGAGTAAGACCACATTCATTCAATGCTTTTTCTACGTGGTAAGATTTACCAGTACCACCAGGACCTGCAATAACAACTCCATAGAAACCAGCGCCATTGACTAGCATCTTTACTGAATCTTCGACGTCTTGGAAAACGTATTTAGGGTCAGCATAATGTACTTCTGCTTCTTTCTTTTCTCGTTCTTCTTTTGCTTTTTGCGTTTTGATTTTAGAACGATT